CCGTCGGCGCCTTCCACACACTCGGCGTTAACAGTCGATACCTGTATCGCACTGCTGCTATCGTTCCTGATACCGTAGAACGGATAACGGCGGTCAAATTCCACCGTTGTCAGACCGCTAAGTGTAACGGTTGCTTCTCTTGTACTAATCATAAAATTCACTCCTTAAAATCAGTTTGGTGTTATCTGGTGATCGGGCACGTCCGACAAGTCGATGTCTATGGTGGTCTGTCTTAAAACTAGAGGTCCATTGTTTGTACTAACCCAACCAGTTGCCATATCAGCAGCAAATTCGTAGTCGCTAAGGTCAAAGTCGGGAGCAGTGGGTACTGACCTATGAAGTGCTATAGATTTAGGGACGTTATACTCTGTGCCCGCCGGATAATTCATCTTAACATCAATTCTTCTAAGATCTCCGTAACTATCAAGAACGGGGGTTACTGTAAATTTCGAATTGGGAACTTGTGAAAAATCATAGTATTCGACCGGATAATCGCCCGCATTTTGAATTGAGGGGTTGAATATCAAATCCAATGGTATTGCAAATCCAGTATCGGGTATTTTAGTATTCTTTTGGAACCAGTGCTCATGACCATCGTCGACCACTTTATCCCAATGCGACAATGCATCGTTCAATGCTTCTTGTGCCGGCGGGAACAATCGATCAACAACATCGTTTATTCTAAGTGATAGACAATTCTCCGGAGTATACGGATCCGGACGCCACGGTATATCACCACCGTCAGACCAGCTTTGTGTGTCGTATACACTCGTACCGGAGCTATCGGAGGGTTTATACTTAAACGAATAACTCGATTCGCTATATGCAACTGATAGTACTGGAACATTCTCGACAATTCTCTTATCATAGGTTGCACTCACGGGATCATAATTGAAGTAAACAACTACACGGCTCACCGTTTTAACGATACGTGTGACATTGTAATGATAATCTTGGTCCGACGAGATCACAGATATCGGGTATGTATTTCCTCGTATAGCCGGTTGTATATTGCGGAGTCCTTCATTGCTTATCATTATTGTATCGTTATTTTTTACAGCCAATTCTTTTGAGGGCCGTATATATCTATAACGTTTAGCGTCTAACGTTTTGGCTTCCCAATAACTAAACGTGCTGCCCCTGAGTGTCAAATGTTTAGGGTCTGTAGTCATCGGATCGTAATCTACGCCTTCTCGTTGATAACATTTATAGTATCCAACCGGCGTCGCAGCTTTCAGCATATCGGATACATCCATTTTGCCACGTAATGTCTGATGGCCTAAACCCACATTATTATAAATGCTTAGGACAACTTTAGTAGTCTGTATTTGACCATTTTTTATACACATGTCGTATGGGACGACATTACCACCGGCTCCGGTGGTATTAAATTGGCCGTCGTCAACGTATTGGGCTAGTGTATATGTCCAGTCTGGATCATCAGGCGCATATTGCAAATGGACTCTTTCAGCTTCCGCTTTAACTTCTTCGTATGGCGGATATATGTAATCCCAAACCTCGACACCATCAACATTTGTAAGGTCCGTGCCGAGATCCACAGTTTGAATATCCACATCAAATGATAATCCTTCATAATCGAAGTCAAAGTAAACCTGCTTAGAGGGTTCTGAGATATAGCCATAGTTGTTATACTTGTTGTATTCGCCAGTATATGAGTCAATCGTTCGATCAAAATGATCAACATTAAATGTCATCGATTCGCCGCTCTCGCCGATAACAAGACCTTTTCCCAATCGCATGACCTTAATGGTATAGGTACCCGCCGGCAATTTCATACTAACATACGTTCCTAAAGTATTCGTCAAAGTAGTGCCTCGATAATATGCAGAACAATATATCAGTGTATCGCCATTATATATACCAATTATCGGGCCATCGGCCCCAGTATACGGAATATTATAATAGTTGTATTCGGAGCTTCCCGACGAATCAGGATCATAATTTGGGTTCCTACCCGTGCGGTAACGAAAACGTATAGTAACGTCAGTTTTCATTTCCTGATACTGCCGCCACGAATGATATATACCATATTCGCTGTAGGAATTATGCAGCGATATCAAGGACTGAAAAACCCGCCCTAAAAATTGCCTTCTGTTCACATCATCACCTCACCCTACATAAAATCCGCTGAACGATATATACCCGGTATATTGTCCGTCTTTGTCGTAAAAACTCAGACCTGTTATCTGCTCGTTCGGCGTGCCTTTGTTACTAAATGATACTCTTACCTTCAGATCATACGAATTTTCCTTTCCCACATTATAGTGCTCAGTTATCAAACCATTGTAATTATCCACGTCAGCGTACTCTACGCTGTCAGGCTTGGGCAGCGTAATGATATCAGCCATGTTATCTGCCTCCCTTTGCATTTAATCGGAAACGGTACTCCCTGCCTGCATAAATATCTACCACGCCAACAACCTCTTCATCTGCCGTGTCGATGTTTTCAATGATCAGCTGCCATATACGGTATTTATACCAGTAATGATGCTTGCCGTCATCATCCGTCCAGCTGTAATAATACGTAAATACGATGCTGTCAGCAGGTACCGTAACACTGTCGGAATAGTGGTACTCGCTGCCGTCATACTCATAGTCCGATACACTGGATTCGTAGTTATAATACGACACCGATTGCGGTATGCTTGGCGGCAGAGCGGGAGATATTCCTCCGGCTGATCCACCCGAGAGAGCCATGAGCAGGAGACCGCCGCAGCCATCAGCACCCGAAAGCGCCCTGTGAATAAGCCCTCCGCCTAATATCATGTTCCCGCCTCCTTATACACCCTCGTCCAGTGTGCATTTTTGCGTTTCCCGCCGTCAATATCATACGTCACCGTGATAGTGTACGGCTCGTATTCAAATACCTTTGTGCCCGCCGTTTCTGTTTCATTAGATGTTACAGACAGCAGCGGATACAGACAAAAAATCTCGTCGCTGTCACGCTGACGGATAAGCTTGTCGCCCAGGTCCTCATATTCCGAGGGGTCATAATGCTCAGCCACTGTTGACTTTCGCCTCCTTTTGGCACACAAAACTCAGCCCGTTTTCACCGAACATCATGCAGCCATGTTTCTTGCCCAGCTTTACCCGATTTTCAATAGCCCTGCTGTACAGATCATGATACTCCGAAAAGCTGCAATCCGCCTCAGGCGCAGAAACATCAGCCACGATTCCCAGTCCCGTGAAATCAAAATCAACACTCAGCACAGGAAGCTTGTCGCCGCCGTATGCGATGAAATCACCAATGTTGTACAAATAATCAGTGATCATCTGCGAGCATTCCCAGCCGTGATATGCGTACTCACCGCCGCTGCCGACTATCTGCGATACCATCTGCTGTACAGCCGCCTCAGTCAGATACCGTCCCGAAATGCGCTCCGTGTGCCGCCAGTCGGATCCCGAGGCATACTCGTTGCCATATGCCTCATCAGCGGCATATACCCCCGTAATGTGCTTGGTGCCCCGCCTGATGACCTCCGTCCTGTCGCTTTCCGCAGGCATATCCAGCCCCGAAGAGGGCGCAGAAAAAGGCACAAACGCCAGCACTCCGCCGCCGTCATGCCAGTATCCCACGTCATTGTGGGACAGGTCGCTGAGTATGACCCTGCACGTCTTGCCTGCAAAATCCTGATAGCACAGCTGTGCCATGCGCCCCGAATATCCGCCCTCGGTGAAACCGCACTGATCGGCGATCGCTCCCACTATCTGAGACGTGGGATACCGCTTTGCCTTGCTTTCATCGAAAACCTTGTTGCCGTCATCGTCATAGGTGTACTCAAACCGATCGTATCCGCTGTAATCAAATGGAATATCCAGATTTTTACACAGATCATACGCCGTGATGCTTGCCACACCGCCCGCATAGGACTGCTGGGCAATGTAAAAATCAGGCAGCAAATAGCCGTTAAATGTTACCTTGCTGCCATCTATAAACGGCACAGCCGACCATACATCACAGGAAAATTCCGTTGTGGCTACACCGTCAAAGCCCTTGCCCTCCAGCGACCGCCTCAGCCTGATGTTGGCCAGTACGTCCGCACCGTATTCCGTGCCCTGATAGGTTATCTTGTACGGCAGGCTAAAGGCCTGAGCCCGTGAGAGGGCAGGTCATAGATACGGATATGTTGTAATAGTCCACCGTGCCGTCGTTAAATACAGGCACACAGCGGATAGTCGGGCGGTCAAACACATTGGTCTGTACCGTGGGGCATTTGTATTTTACGGTCACCTCGTCCGCATTGCAGGCGGTCACAAGGGCAGCTGCTACCGTGTCCGACAGCACCTGAAAATCAGCCGACAGACTGACGCTCACGCCCAGACACTTTTTCTTTTCCTTGCCGTTTACAGCAGTGAAGCTGTCCGAATACACAGGCGCTGTCGATATATCTACAGCCTCGCATATAACGTGTTCGGACATATCCACATTGCCGATTTTTAAGATCGTATCATTCATGCTTTAGCCTCCACTTGCGGTCTTAGCCCGCTTGTTTTCCTGCGCAACAACCTTAGCCACATATGTGCTGTTCAGATCAATCACCTTGTAAACGGTGTTGCCCGATGAAGCAGATGTGCGTTTGACCGCCGCAGATGTGTCCTGACTGTCCGCCGCCGTTGTGTTCGCAGCCGATGTATTTGCCGAAAGAGCCGCCGAAGAGTTGGCAGCAGATACATTCGCCGCCGCAGCGTCAACGTAATTGCCGTCAAAAACGTCCTTCATGGACTGCTCCCAGTTCCGGCGGAACGCTTCCATAAAGCTGTCGCCAAACAGCGTGCCTGCGTCAGTACCTAACTTCTCAAACTCCTCTGAATTTTCCGTCACCATGTTGGCAATGATGTTGCTATAAGCTGTGTCATTCTCAAAGCCCTTTGAAAGCTTTTTCAGCTTGTCAGGGGATTTGAGCAGCTCATTCGCAAAGGCAAGAGCGTCCTCGGGGTCCTGCTTCAGAAGCTCCGTGATGATGTCATCGGGAGTGTTTTTCTCCATAAGCTCAGCGATCTTTGATGTCAGCTTTTTCTTAGCCTCAATCTTCTTCTCAAAGCCCGCAAGATCAATGCTCCGCTTCTTGGTCTTAGCCCCCGTCCGCTTGTCGGTCTCTTCGGAGCTGCTAAAAATATCCCCGCCCGAGGAAAGACTCTTGGCAAGGCTGTCACGGCTTTTTACAATGCTGTCATAGGATTTTTCCACAGCATCACGCTGCTTTTTGGCAGCGGTTTCAGCCTCTTTCGCTGCCTTGTCATCATAGCTTTTCTGCTCTTTCAGAAGCTTCAGGTTATAGTCCTTGTAAGTCTCCGAATTATGGTCAAGCGTTTCAAGGAATGCCCTCTCCTGCTCCAAAAGCCAGCTGTCGTCATAGCCCTTTTCCAGCTGCTCGGTTTCAATTTCTCGGAACTTGTCCTCGACAGAGGATTTAAGGGCGTTTTCAGCGTCCTTTTTAGCCTGCCCCGCTTCTTTTGCAGCCTTTTCAGCCGCCTTTGCCTCGGTGTTCGCAAGCTTGTCATAATGCTCCGTCACCTTGTCATAAAGCTTCCACCACTCCGCATCTTCCTCATTGCGGTACTGCTCTAATGCGGCTTTCCTGCCTGCCCAGTATTCCTCTTCCGTGACCTTGTGGACAGCATATTTGTCCTCCAGCTCCTTGAGCGCCGCATCAAGCATTTCCGACTTATCTACCACGCCGTCAACGCCTGCATCGGGCATACTGTCAGCTATAGCCTCGGAAACGGCCGTGCCTGCTTCCTCCGCCGCCTCTGCCGTGTCATCAGCCGAGGTGCTCAGACTGTCCGCAAGGTCTTTGTACGCCCCTGTCAGCTCGCCCTTCTGAGCTTCCAGCTCGTCCAGAGCTGCCTGCAAGCGTGCGTCCGCCTCTTCCTGTGACCCAAGCACAACATAACCGTCATCTTTTGCCATATTGTCAGCAGCCTTTTCCATAGCCTCATTAAGTCCTGCAATGGTGCTGTTGGCGCCCTCAGTCCAGTCAAATGATTTAAGACCGCTTACTATGTTTTCACAAATAGACTTAGGCACATCGGTTATCAGCGCCTGTCCTGCGTCCATCAGGGCGACCACAAGCTTTTCAATGATAACAGGTGCCTGCTGCAAAAGCTGCGGGATTGATGCCGCAAGTCCCTCCGCAATGGCTCCGATAAGCTGCACGCCTGCGTCAATAAGCTTGTCTGCGTTGTCCAGCAGCGTTTCGGTTATCGTCAGAGCTGCATTTACCACCGCAGGAATAAGGCTGTCCAGATTGTCCGTCAGCCCCTGAGCCAGAGCCAGCACAATATCCACAGCACCCTGTGTGATGATGTCGGCATTGTCAAGTATTGCCGTTATAAGCGCCGTGCAAAGGTCAGCCGCAGAAGATGCGAGGCTGGGAATTGCCGAGATAAGCCCCGACAGCAGAGTGTTGATTATCTCATCTGCGTTTTCCGTAACAATGGGTATGGCAGTGTCAGCAATGGAGCTGAGAGTATCAAGCAGTGCCGCAATAAGACTGTTAGCGCCCTCAATAACGGAAGGCAGCATCTGTTCCAGCGTGTCGGGAATAAAGGGGAGAAGATTTTCGGTAAGCTCTGTAATGCCTGTTGCCATCTGCGGCAGTACCGCCATAATGCGGGGCATAAGATTGTTTGAAACCGTAACAACGCTGTCGATAACATCACTCAGAAGCTTGTCAAAGTCCTGCGCAGGGTCTGCAATGCCCGTCATAAGGTTCTGCCACGCCGCCTGCATTGTGGATATCGAGCCCTGAATGGTGGTAGAAGCTTCCTTTGCTGTTGTGCCTGTTATTCCCATATCCTCCTGGATAACGTGGATAGCGTCAACGATGTCCGAGAATTTGGAAATGTCGTAGTCTATATCAATGCCCAGCTTTGTCTTCTGGAGCTTTGCAGCATCGGCAAGAAGCCTTTCCATTTCTTCCTTCGTGCCGCCGTAACCGATCTTAAGGTTATCGAGCATTGTATAGTTCTGCTTTGCAAATCCCTGATACGCATTTTGTATAGATTGCATATCAGTACCCATTTTGTTGGCGTTATCTGCCATGTCAGCAACGGCAGTGTTAGCCTTTTGGGCTGCAGTGGCAGTGTCACCGCCAAGACTGCTGACAAGAGAAGCCGCAAAGCCTGTGACGGTCTCCATATATGCGTTGCAGGACATACCCACAGTGGAAAACGCCTCTTCCGCATAACCCTTGACCACATCGGCAGAATCGCCGAACAGCGTTTCAACGCCGCCTACAAGCTGCTCGTAGTTGGCATAGCTGTCAATAGCCGCCTTGGAAACAGCCGCTACCGCCGCAGACGCAGCACCCACAGCCGCAAGAGATATCTTGCCTATCTCCAGTGCCGCCTTGCCCGCCGCAGAGCCTATATTTCCCAGAGCGCTTTCGCCCTTTTTTCCTGCTTCCTCGCCTTTTTGACCCGCATTTTGAGCTGCATTGCCCACATCGTCAAGGTCACGCACAACGCCCTGAGCCTGCGAGGACACCTGCCCCATCTGGGCAAGAGGCCCCTGCATAAATGCCTGTGAGCTGTTGGCAAAGGAAGCAATGCTTCCGGAAGCCGCTGATACGGAAGCCCCCATTCTTTCAGCCCCTGCCGCCGCCTGTGACGTGTTTTCGGCAGCCCTTGCAGCCGCAGAAGCCGTGCTGCTCAGAGCTGTTGCCGCCGCCGCTGCATTCGTGCCTACCTGTTCGATGCTGTCACTCGCCGCTGCCATAGATGCAGCAGTCTGTTCTGCCTGCCTCTTGGCATTGTCGAGGGAGGCTTTCAGCCCGTTGTCATCGCCCGTGATCTTGTATTTTATCTCGCCCGCTTCACTCATTTTCTCACCTCCCGCATTTTCTTTTCAGCTTCCTCAGCCCTGCGTTTAAGGTCGGCAGCAATGGCAGCGTTGCGGTCAGCCGCAGCCTCAAATCGGCGCTTGACCTTTACCTTGAGCCCGTAAATACTTTTGAGCTTTGATATCCTCTTCCGCTCTGCGCCTGACTTTATCTCGCCAAGGTTCTGTGCCCTTATGCCGATTATCTGTCTGAGCTTGCAGTCATCGGGCAGCCCCTTGAACAGTGCGCAGAAGTCCAGCCAGTGGAGCTTTGCCGTCCTCAGGTCAATGCTGTATGCCCCCATGAACGCCGCATAAAAATACCCCTCGTCCTCCGCAAAATCAAAGCAGGGGACAGGGGTCTTGCTGCCTATGGTGCTGTTGTCCTTTGCCGCCGACAGCCCTCTGACGTAAAATTCGTCCATAGCCTCCGCCGCCTCCGCAGCTCCTATGCCCTCGGGCAGCCCCGCAAAATAAAAGCGGCTCACGATATCGGTAAGCCCCTCAGTGCGCCGCCTTAGCACCGCCGCCGAGTATTCGCACATTATGCGGAAATCGGGGTCAATGGGTATCTTAACGCCGTTTACGGTCAGTATCTTACTGTTTGGTGTGAACATCGGCAAAGCGGTCGGTAAACGCCGCAGTCTCGACCTGAATGTATTTCAGTACGTCCAGGCGCTCCACAGCCGAAGCAGTCCTGCCCTCGAAGATCTCAGCAGCGCAGCCGTCACCCAGAGCGGCGTCAATGGCATTGTCAATGGCAGCCACAACAGCAGCCTCATCTTTGCAGCCCTTAAGCTCTCTCAGCTTCACAGCAGCCTCTGTTACCCTTTCGGACATAGCCTGCGAAAAAGATATGGGATATTTCTTGTCCTCGATCTCTATCGTACAAATGCGGTCTTTAAATCTGTATGCCATAAAATCCACCCTTTCGGTTTAAAGTAAAAGGGGTCGAAATCGACCCCATATGATCACGCCGCTTCTCCGTCCTTGCTGTAATACTTGCCCTTTGCAAATTCGGGCGCAGAGCTGCCCTTGACAAGCTTTGCAAATGCGCCGTCCTTGCGCTCATAGTAGCTGTCGTATTTGGTAGCCCAGTCGGAGGGCGAGCTTTCAAGCGCAGTGTAACCGCCGAAGCCCTGATAGGTGAACTTAACAGGGTTGTCGCCTGACTTCTCGATGCTGCCGCTGATGGAAAGGTTCTCCTCGGGAGCACCCGAACCGTCATCGGAAATGCTAAGAGAGCCCTTGCCCTTTTCGCCCTCGCCTGTGAGAGTGTTGAAATAAACGTAGTTCTTGATAGCCGCCTGACCGGTAGCATACTTCTGCTCATGGCTCAGTGCATAGTCCTGGAACTCATCGCCGATGTATCTGTCCTCGGTGAAGTCGATTGTACGCTGATTGCCTGTCTTAAGGGTAGATTTGCCCTTGTAGTAATAGCTGTTGGTCTTTTTTTCAGGATTAAGCGAAGAAGAACGGTCAGTACCGCCGCCGTAGCAGACAACAGCATAGTCATCTACATCAGCGTTCTGGTCTTCCGAGATATCCACCGCAGCCACCATATTGTCAGTGGTCAGGAAGCCCTTGAAATCGGGGTCAGTCTTTACCCCCTTGAACATATCTTTCAGTAACATCAGATTACCTCCTTGGTATAAAAATCAATGTTTACGCCTGCTGTGTATATCCAGTAGTGCGCATTTTTAACTGTCGGCGTGGGGAAATTGGTTATCCTGCATCTGGGCTGAGTAATGCCGTCAATGTCCCACCTGCCGTTTACCAGCAGCGTTAAAATGCTGCTGAGCCTGTTTATGATGTCGTGCTGCTTGTCGATATCGCCCATCGCCGTTATCTGCAGGGTGATCTGAATTTTTTTGGTGCCGTCAAAATATTTTTTCAGCACCTTTGCTCCTGCAAGCATTACAGCCGTGCGGTCATTTTCGGAAACAACACCTATAATGTCGATGTCCGCAAGCTCTCTTGCCTTTTCGGGGAATTTGTCGTATATCATAGCCCGTTGCTCCTTAATGTGTTTCGGAAAGTGATATCCCACTGCTGCCTGTGATTGTTTTCGGCGACCTCGCACCACTCGCTCTGAGCAAGAGTGTTCTTATCGGGATAAGCATTTGGAAGCTTGTATTGATAAGCTGCATAAGGCATTACCCATCGGAGAACTACTTCATTTTCTTCATTTGCTTCAAGGTCAGAACCGGGAGAGCTCATAGTCCATTCACGTTCCTTTTCGGGAGTGTCATTGCTGAGGCGGTAATTGCTTGCCAAAGGAGTGTGAATAACGGAGCTGAAAATCAGTCCTCCAAAATCCTGCTTGCAGTATTTGTTGCAGTCTCCCAGTGCCTGTTCCGCAACAGCAAACAAAGTCGCTCTCATAGCCCTGTCAGCCACAATAGACATATCAGGCCCGTTTATCTGTACAACAACGATCATGTCAGTATCACCTCCAGATGGTGCGGCTCTCCGCCGTCCGCAAAGTATGTTTCGATTTTCTGCACAACGTAATCACGCCCCATAAAGCGGATAATATCGCCCGTGCGGAACTCAAAGTCCTCAGGTGTGCTGTTGCGGCAGTCGTAAAACATCTTAGCGCTTACCTGCGGGATATCGCCCCCCAGAGCAAACGTCTGAGAGCATGCAGGGATTATGCGCACCCATCTGAGCACAGCAGCGACCTCAGTATTGCCGCCGCCCCAGCCGTCGGAAGCTGTTTTGCGGATAACATCGGCGTAATGCGGCAGAAGATAGCGGGGAATAGCCGCCGTCAGCATATGCCGCACCCCCTGTACAAAAGCCCCGCCTTGTCCAGATAGGCAAGCGCCCCGGAGCATACTCCCGCAGAGCTTCCGACCGCACCGCTGCCCGAAGCACCCCCCTGAGACATGGAGAACGAGCCCACAGTGAACGATGACACACCGCCCGATACAATACTGCACCACGGCTCAACACCGCCGCACAGCCCTATATATTCAGCCTGTGCGCATACAGCAAAATTATATGCCCTTTCCTGGGTTTCCCCGTCAGGCTCGGTGAGGATAACGCTGTCTATCACGTTTCCCGCACGGAGGAGCAGGCGGCTCAGGTCGTCATACTCCACGCCGCCGTAGATGTTTATGTAGAAATCCCTGTCAGCCGCCATAAAATCACTCCTTACGCCTTAAGCATCGCAGCAGTCACGGTGATATAGCCGACAGTGACCGCCTTGCTGTCCGAGTTAAAGCAAACTACCTCGATAACATTGCCCTCGGCAGCTGCGATCTCGGTAGTGCCGCTGGTAAGCGCTGTGCCTGCGTATGCGGTGGAAGTCTCGCCGTAAACAGCCCTTGCGGAAGGATTTACCTTGTACGCATAAGTGCCGCTTGCATCGCCGCCTGCCGCAACGGTGATAACAGTCTTGCCCTTGGTGCTGCCTGCCGCCGCTGTTAGCTTAAGGGAGCCGGGAGCATATACCGCACGGATAGCCACGCTTCTGAGGACCTTGTGAGCATACGCGATTCTTCCCTGAACTGCACTTGCACCGATGTACTTGCCCGAGCCGTTCATGTCCTGGAGATGTACGGGAACGGAGAACTCTTCCACTCTGGTCGCAAATCTGGGGTGGCCTGCGATCATTGCCAGACCCGCAGTCTTGTCATTCCATTCAATGACGTTAAAACCAGCGATGCGGCCTACGATACCGCTCTGAACTACGTTGTCACCCAGAGAGGAAGCCTTGACAAACTCAGGGGACTTAAGGATAAATGAGTAGGTCGCAGGGGTAACCAGCAGATAGCGTCTGCCGTCATCGGGAATATTGGCCTCGCTCATCTGCTGCCTGATATCCACGATATCGCTGTAAATGCCGTCAACGGTAAGCGCACCGATGTTGGTAACGGTAGCGCCTGCGAGAAGTACGGTAGCGCCGTCAGTGTCCTCAGCAACGGCAAGTGCATAGCCTGCACTGTCAAGTCTGTCCGCAACAAGGTTGTCGGGGACAAGCTGCGCATCGTAGCCGTCGATAAGCTCATTTACTGCCTTTTCCTTGTCGATGGGGAAGTTGATGTAAGATGTGCTGCCGTGCTTAACGGGAATGCCGTTTGCACGGTCGTAGTCCGATACCTCCACCTCCGCATCTCTTACGGGGATCTTTACAACGCCCGCCTTGGGGCTTCCCTCGTAGTCGGTGTTGAATACAACGCCGTTTTTCAGCTTGTTTTCCTGACGAATTTTTGCCAGAACCAGAGCCGAATATCTTTCCTGTGCTTCATGTGCCATAAATTACATTCCTCCTGTTTTTAGATTTTTATGTTGGGATTTTTCGCAAGGAACGCTGCCTCTACGCCTGAAGGCTGCTTGCCGCCGTTCCCGAAGCTTACCCCTGTGGTGACACCCTGAGGGGCGCTTTTCGCAGAGCAGAAAGAAGGGTATTTTGAGATGACCGCATCAATAGCTTTTTCGATGGGCATATCGTCCGATACCTTTGCCATGGCAAGGGCGATAACGTCATCTACAGCCTCGGCAGTTACGCCCTTGGAATAAGCGCAGCACTTAGCCTCAGCCGCCGCAAGCTTCTTCTCAGCGTCCGCCCTGCCATTTTCTGCAGCGGATATCTTTTCCTGTGAAAGCTGTTCGGCAGTTTTCCGGCTGTCCTGCCACTTTCGGAACGCTTCCATCTCTTCCTTTGAGGGCTGTCCCTTTGCCTGCCTTTCAAGTCTCTGCTTGACTATTGCGTCAAGCTCTGCCTGGGTAAATGTTTTTGCCGTCTGCTCAGGCTCAGACGTAGATACAGTCTTTTCAGGGAGATTTGCTCCGCCCTTTACAGCCTGTGTGGGATCACCTCCGTAGGCTCCCGTGGAGCCATTTTCAGCCTTGTTGGTTTCGGTTACGGTTGTGTTTGTTTCTGCCATTATGATTACCTCCGTTTATAGCCTGTCGGCTTGTTTTTCCGTCCTCAGTTTAACGCCGTAAGCACGTTTAGGGCATAAAAAAAGCAGCCGTAAAGCTGCTGATTTACTGTTTAGCCCCTCGATTTCGAGGGGTTATGTTTTGGTGGAGCCAACAAAACGTGATTTATAGCCATTTTGTTGAGGTCAGCTGAGGAATTACAGCGCAACGCCCTCAATTACTGCTCTTGCCTGCAATATAGCGATATAATCTTCCATCGTCCTCACCTGAAACTCATACAGTGATCTGGGACACGTAGGCGTGAAGTTCAGCTCTCCCTTATCCCATTTTTCAAGCATTGCTTTGAGCTTTTCGCAGCGTATCGCAACCTGTCCGTACTCGGCTTTGAACCTGTCTTTGTAATCGGTACTTGCCATAAGCTCGGCTGTGTCTGTCAGCTCCATAGGTCTTGCTGTTGTTTCGTTCATAACATCATATCCTTTCATTTTGATATAAAAACAGCGCATATGTTACCGACAAAAATGTCGTAAACATACACGCTTGTGTGGGTATAATAAAACCGCCTTATTCAAGGGCGGTCAGAATTATTGGGTATTAACTGTATCATAGACTGCGAAAATGCGATCTTTAGCAATTTTAAAAAAATGACTGTCTATCTCCATACCGATAAAATCCCTTTTGAGCCTTATCGCTGCAACACCTGTTGATCCTGCTCCCATAGCATTATCAAGTATCAAGTCGCCCACATTGCTGTATGTTCGTATCAGATATTCAAGCAATTCTATCGGCTTTGAGGTTGGGTGCTTTACAGCATTTTGAGTATTCCCAAAAAGTGCGCCGTTCTGGTTACTAAATTTCACAACACTTTTCGGGAATCTGCTACCATCGTCGATATATTCCCAGCTTTCTGCTGATTTTTTGCTGACTCTCCCAAACGCTTTTCCAGTTGTTTTTTTGTAGTCAGAGTTTGTTCGCCTATGCCCTATTTGGGCGTTTTGACTTATCCATTTTTGTGGATTGTATGTAGGTAATTTATTATAAAACACAATAATATTTTCGTGCGCCTTTAACGGCATACGGTGCGCATTGTAAAATCCCGTGCATTGTGTCTTTTCCCAAATTATCTCGTAACGAAATAATCTTCTCTGACTATTTATTAAATCGGTCGTAAATGGCTGACTGCCAAAAAGCACAATAGCGCCGTTATCCTTTATGATGCGGTTGTACTGCTCCCAAAGAGGTTCAAATGGTATCACTTTATCCCATTCACACTGTGTTGTTCCATATGGCAAATCACATAAAACCATGTCAATTGATTTATCTGGTATCTGTTTCATAAGCTCCAAACAATCGCCATGTTTTAATTCTAACAAATTATCACCTCATCATTTGTGTTCATTGTGGTTACTCCTTTCGTTTTGACATAAAAAATGCGCCTTGCAGTCAACTGCAAAACGCTTGTGTGGGTATAAAAAATCACCCTACGTGTGTAAGGTGATTAAAACCATATTGCTGTTGCTTCCTTGGGAATAGGTTGGCCTAAATCCAAAAGCTCTGAAAGCTTTGAACGCACGTGAGCCACATACATTTTCTTGCCGTGCTCATATTTGGAAAACTCAACGTTTGTGACCTCTCGTGTTTTGGCATCAACAGTTACTTTTCCGGCATCACTGCTGTTTTCAGGAATATAGTCGCAGGAAATGCTGTTCCCGTCAAAAACAATATTCAAAAGGCTTACCATATAAGCACCTCCTTATTCGCAATATTTTGCGTAATTATATTTCTTTGAAGCCAAGATGTGGGCTTCATTTTGAGAATACCCTTTTTCCATATAGCGGAGTTCGGCATATTCGTGTTTCAGTAAAACGATATCCTGTTCCTTGAAATCGCCGTTTATAAGCCGCTGCCAAGACTGAGCCATATCATAAGAGGGGTCAAATCGCTTATGCCCTGTCAAGAGGTCGTGTTCGGTGATAAAAACGTGATTTTTTATTTTGTCAATTTTATCACGGCTTATTCCTGTTGCCGCAGATATCTTCTGCGTATCTGTTGTCATATGGCGAACAGATTCATAATATTGAACAGCGTGCTTTTCGGCTTCCTTGCTGTAAGGGTTTAATGCTCCGCTTATTACACCTGTATTCATTATACCACTTCTACTGCCATTGTCAAGCCCTGATTTCGCTTTCCTCTCCGCCCAAACCGTCTTGCTGCTCTTGCTCCTGTCATACCCATAAACCTGAGTGCGGTCATTGTGCTGCTTAAGCCCCGTCTCCTTGCAGTAAGCCCTGTATTTCTCCCTCTGATTGCGAAGCCGTAAAGAAGCCTTCTGCAAGCCCTCAGTGTCGCCCACCTCCTGCAGCATCATACATTCACGCTTGGCGGCTCTGATGCCACGTTCCATAGCTCTCTGCTGCTGAAACTGCATATACCGCCTGTCGTTTTCCTCTTTCGGATAAGGAAAATACCGCTGAAAATTGATGCCCTCTGCAAATGGATATTGAACGTGCCCGCAGTTGATACCGAGTATTCCGTCAGGCTGTCCGTAACTCGTCTGAGAAAAAGGCGTAAAATGTATTTTATTTCCTGCGCCGTCTGTGGTTACTCCGCTTGTGCCGTCACGGGAATAAATTTTTCCTTGGTCAATGGCACATTTGGGACGTGCGCCCATGTGTGAGGAGACCTCGATAAGATTTATCCCGTACTCGTCACAACGTGCATTCTGTGCAGCCCTCGCTGTATTCCCCAGCGTTGACCGCATATCCATCATAACGTAAGCCTCAGGAGACCACTCACGACCACGCTTGTCAACGAAAGCGGGAATGCCCTTTTGAGCAAGCTCCCGTATGGTTTTCCTTGTCGCTTCCTGCAATGACATCTGCCCCGATACATCCTTTGCCGCACCCTTGCCCATAATGTCAAGAGCGCCCTGTCTGCTCTCGGCGGTGTCACGGTAAATAGCGTTCACAGCGTTCACATACGCCGCTTTTGCCTTGTACTGCATAACCGTGTTCACAAGGTTAAGGCCACTCGCCGCCTGCCGCTGAAACGCCTTGGCCGCACCGAGAGCCGATTCCTCCGCAGGAATGTCCGAGAAATATTCCGACAGCCCCGCAGCATTCGCCGCCTGCACCGCATTGTCAAGATATCCTATCTCAGTCTCAGCCGCCGTCAGAACAGCGTCCATAGCCTGACCGCCCTCGACCTCGGAATATCCCGCAATGATAGCCGCCGCCCGCTTGTCGAAGCGTCCTGCCCTTGCAAGCTGCCTTATCCGCCATTTGGACGTGTCGGAAATATCTCCGTCCCGTGAAAGCTGCGCCGCGATTTCCCGCAGGATATCGTCCTCCATATCCAGGAGCACCCGCACAAGCGGAGCAGACAGCTCGTCATACTGTTCCCTTGTCATTATTCAGCACCTTCAAGAATTTTCTTTGCCTCTTCCTTGGAAACGCCGATAGCTACGGAAATGACGTTTATAGCCTGTCCCAGGCTCAGAGCACCCGACTGATACTGCGCCATAACAGCAATAAGGCTCTGTGTCTGTGCACCGTTCAGGGTCTTGCCTGCGGCTTCTTCGGCACTGTCAATGATGTCGTCAGTGCCTGCCGTATCATCAGCATTATCACCGCCCGAAGTTACAAAGCCGTCACCGTCCGAAACTCCAAGAACAGCGCTCTCGGCATTTATCCTCTCAAGCTCCCGCTTTGCCGCCTCTTCATCGCACTTCATAACCTCCATAATGGCAGAAATTTTCGACTTCAAGCCCGCCGTTACAAGACTGATGTTGTTTGCGATAAGCGTGTTGTCATCAATAACAACGCTGTCCTTGAACGCCACAGTGACCTCAAAATCACCGTTCGGAACTTCACCCGTGATCATAGCAAGCCTGAGCACAGCCCTGCACATTTCCTCAATGAACTCAACGAGGAGATTTTTCTGACAGCGTATCGTAACAGCCGTCTTGTTTTCCTCGGAAACCACCTCGGTTGCGGTCTTAACTCCGCCCGCTTTGTCGAATGACAGCGAGCCGGGAGAAAGCCCCACCTGAAAGCACAGAATATTCAGCAGCGCATTTATGCCGTCAACGTGCTCTGAAATTCTCAGCTCCACCGTGTTGTCGGTGATTTTCAGATCCTTGTCCTCATCGCATTTGAGCGCCTGATATACCTCGTCATCAGCATCGAAATACCGCTCTGTCTTACCCGTTTCGGGATTGACCACGGTGCGAATGCAGGAGCTTGGCACGATTATTCTCTTCTTTCCGAGAACAAACTCACGGGCAAAGCTGTCAAACGCCACATCAAGAGCTTTGAGCGTGTCCTCGCAGTTTGCAAAGCAGCTTATGCCGAGAGGCAGCTCCGTGGGAATGTTGCTTGGAAAATCGGTCTTGAAATACTGAAACAGGGGAGTGTCGATGGCGTATGTGAACGTGTCTCCCATATCGGGATAAAGCTCCGATACTGCCACCTGATCGCCCAGAGCATTTGGGTCGGAGGACTTAAACAAAAAGCATTCTACAAGGATATTATCGCCCTTGACGGAATGCTTCTCGAATAACGTGTAATAATATTTGCCCTTGGCTGATACCGTGCCGAAAATGCCCTCGGTAATGTCCCTGTTGTCCCATTTCAATGGGTAGAACTGCCGCCCCTCAACAAACGAGAGCCGCACCCTGCCCCGTTCTATGTATTCCCTCAGAACACAGCCGCCCTGAGCAAACGCCGCCGAAAGCAGTCGGGGAATGTTCTTCCAGAAGCCCTCACGACAGAGGAAATCAAGGATAAAGTCGTCATATTCCTTTGACCCGCAGGATATGTCCACCTGCTCCGCAAAGCACTTGTGTGAAAATTCATCGCATAAAATCTTCGCCGTGTTCAGCATATTCATCTGCCGCACAGTGCCCCTGTTCAGCCCCGCACGCTTCACCTCACGCCACTGAGGGCGACCCTCGTAAATGTCCTGCCACCTGTCCATATAGCCGCTGTAAAAGCCGTTATCCCCGGGAAATTCTTCCTCCGGAAACGCCTGCCGCATTTTATCTATCATCATCTGCCTGTCACCTCATTTCAATAATATCGCTCATATACGGCTCAAAGCTGTATTCAAAAGCGTCAAGGCTGTCAATGTTGTAATTGCCGTCATCGACACGTATATCCTCAGTAGGATCCTTGTCCCACACCGCCGTGCTCAGAGCCGCAATGAAATTTTTGCACCCCGATATGACCTGAAAACGCATTTGGGACATAATCATATTCGTAAGCCGTATGCGCCCGAGTATCTCCGTCTTTTTGGCATTGCGTATCTGAACGGGAAGCTGTTCTTCGGCACATCTGCATTTGATGCCCCTCAGAAGCGTTGTCTCCGCATTATCGAAATACGCCTCGGGGACATTGAAGCGAGCCTGACAGCGGCGGATAAACGCCACTACATCATCTTCAAGTTCTTTCGGCGTAATAACTTCCTTGCGGTAATATTCATCAAGCACAACGATTTTCCCGAAACGGCGGCTGAACCCCGTGCATATTCCTGCGTGAGCCGAGCCGTTGCCGCCGAAGTCGAAGCCAATGTTTGCAAACAGAATATCATCGGGAACAGTGTCAATTACATACAGCGCAGGATTATCCGCAAACTGCTTGTAAATAACGCCCTCTGCAGATACCCATAAACCCTTGATGTACCTGTCGTGGAATACCCCCGAAAACTGCCTGTCAGCATTTTCAAGCTGTTCAGGGGTAAGAATGGGATTGTCCGACATCAGGAAATGCAGGTGCAGAGCCTTGCGCTCATCAGCCTTTTTTACCCACTCAGTGTAGAACCAGTGATTAGGCGTATCGGGATTGCAGTTGAACCACAGCTTAGCACCTTGCACCGACAGCGTTCTCGCTATAGCCTGATCCACGAAAGAACGGGGCATAAGTGCCACTTCATCGAACAACACCCCCGAAAGCGTAATGCCCTGTACAAGCGTATATGAGCTTTCGTCCTTGCCGCCGTAAACGAAGAAATTATTCTGTACACCGTTGCCCTCTACGGTCAGCAGATTTGCCGACCGTGAGTAAGATATGCGGAAATAACAGGTAATGTCGGCAATGCTCTGAATAGGGATAATGATGTTTCTTTCAGCAGACCGCACCGTCTTGCCGCATATGCCGAAGGTCGCCCCGTTAAAGCGTCTCATCGCCCACAGAATGAATGAAGTGACCATACATATGGTCTTGCCCGAACGAACCGCCCCATCGCATATGATAGCTTTGTACTCGTCTCTGTAGCACCATCTGAATATTTTCTTCTGCTTTGTCGAAAGCTTTTCAAACGTCATTCGTCATCAGCCTCCAGTGCTTTGTAAAGTGTCGGGACCTCAGAAGCCGCATTGCTTTCACTTGCAGCTTTCTCCCAAAGTCCTAAATGCTTTCCGAGAAGCTCCAGAGCCTTGACCTTATCGTATGATGAGACCTCAGTTCCGAATTTGCCTTCTTTTATGCCCGAAATGATTTTCTTGACATCATCGGGCAAGCTGTCAGTAGGGGTAAACTTAACACTGCCGTTCTTATCCACCTTAGCAAGCTCTGTACGATCAGCAAATGCAATAGCGGCAAGCTCTGCAATTACCTTGTCGGCAGTAACTTCAGTGCGCTTTGACTGCTTGGAGCGGAGCAAAGAAATACGTTCTTGAACCTTAACATTTACTAACAGTCTTGCCGACTGAACATCAGCCGTTTTTGAAGAATATCCCGCCCGAATAGCTGCCTGAGTAGCGTTTAAGTCGATGAGGTATTCCTCGCAAAAACGCTCCTGCTTCGGCGTGAGCTTTTTCTCTGCAATAATACCTCACCTCCGCAAATAAAAAGCGCCCCGAAGGACGCATAAGTTTTTTGTCAGCAAAGGAAGCCGCCGACAAGCGAAAACTAAGGCTCCCGCCCTCGGCTCGGCTTCATTGTGTTCTTTGCTGATTATAATTATATCACAGGGTAATAGTGCCATTCAATGCCATACTTTGAAGTGCTGCGCCGTGAATTTTGTAAATGTGGCGGATATTATAATTCATCACAAATGCAATATCTTCCCACCTCTGACCGATTATGTAACGTCTTGTAAGCACTTCACGCTGAACAGCGTCGGGAACAGTGCCGATAACCTTTTCTACCTGCTGACGCACCCCTAGCATTTCCATCATCAGCCTGTCCGCCTCTGCCTGATAATCAGCGAGACAGCAGTACGTGCGTTCTACGGTATTGCCGTTCTTCTCGTGTGTGCTACCGTTGCTGTCGTATTTGACGGCTTTACCTCCCATAATCAGCTGAGCGTAAGAATTTGCCTTGTCTCTCGCCAGCCTGTACGCTCTTTCCGCTTCTCGGGCTTGGTTAAGGTACGCTTTTGCTTCTTGTGTTGTCATTGCTCTCCTCCTCTGCCCACTTGTCAGCTTCACGGTACAGCTCTTCGATATCCACACCGAACTCGTCCTTTAATTTAAACTTAAACAACCACTCATCGTCCTCTTTCGGCAATTCATAGCGATTGCGAAAATCAACGTGCAGGTCGTGCGTGAATCGCCAGAACTCTATCAGCTTCTTGCGTGATGGGTGAAAAAATCTCGCAATGCTGAGAAGATACAGCGAATCGACTTCCTCGGAAAATCTGTCTTAATATGCCAGCATCTCCGACTTGATTTCTTGCTTCAGGACTTTCTTAGCGTGGCTGGTCAGTGCTGGTGTGACTGGTAATCTGGATTTCACGAATTTTCACCTCCGTCCATCTTTGCCCCACAGTTCGGGCAGTATTTAGAGCCAGCATACACATATGGGCTGAACCGCTTGTCGATCGGCAGATTGTTATTAACACTATGGCACAAGCTACATTCCCATGCACCTAAACCCCAGTCATGCCCGTTTTGATTATATACCCAATGCCCATGCTTCACTGGTGCAACATCAACATTTGTGACTTCAAAACAAGTTTTAAGCCACTCTTTTACATTAGCTAAACAGTATGATCCATATCCAATATGCCATTCGTTGTCCGATAGATCGTAATACTCAATTAAATAATATGGTTTATCAACGTTGCCTCTAACGATTATGTTAGGATTTACTGCTTTAATTTTATCCATTGTTATTTTCCTCACTTCCTTTATCCATTTTAGCCCCGCAGTTGGGGCAATATCGGTAAGACTGCCTAAATGCGTCAAACAACATTTTATTGCTTTCACCCTCAAAAGTGACCTCAAAGCATTCTCCGCATACATCGCATTCGGCTGTAGTGTAATTTCCGTAAAAATTCAACCATTTGCCATGCTTCACGGGTGCAACATCGGCAGCTATTAACCTCTTAGCATATTGACACGACATGCACAATAACATCTTGACATATTTCCCGTTAGGTGCATATTCACAATCCCCACAAGTGTGCGAGCGACAATATTCCCAACTTTCGGCAAAAATATCTGCCAGCTGCTTTTCCTGCTCCGAAAATTTTATATCCAACCCATCAAGATATTCGTTTATATCAGCCATTGTCAGCCCTCCTCACTCTTGCATCATCTTTGCACCACAGTTGGGACAATAATTTTTGTCACCGTGCGGATATAGTCCAATTAGCGCAACAATGCCACAATTACTGCATTCGCACTTGCTCTCATCAACCTGCCTCCAATGCCCATGCTTTTCAGGCACAACGTCTGCGGCAATATCCCTTGATGCAAGGTCAGCAACATGGATTCTGCTGTATAATTTGAAATTTACGTATGTGTTCAAATACACTTGACCCTCTTCAAATTCGACATACGTTTCAACTGTTATGCCATTTTTCTTTTCATGCTTTACAATGTGCCTTCCTTTGTATTCAGCCATTGTCAGCCCTCCTGTTCCAAGCTTCGGCTGCTTCTTTTAAGCCTTTCGCATTGTTTATGTAGTTAATAAAGCATCTGCATTTTTGACAGCCTATCCATCCAAACGCAAATTTGTTTTCGGGGTCAGTCGTTTGGAACGACGTTGCCGCTTCCCCACCGCAGAACGGACAGGGCTTCAATTCGTCGTCAAGCTCAATCATCTTCCTCACCGTCCTCCAGCATATCGGAAAAATCACCAGATGAATTATCCTCTGTCTCAGATGCCTCAGAGTTATCATTGAGTTGATCTTGGAAAACAAGACGTGTCAGCACGCCGATAAATTCTATGGGGTCAACATTGTCTCCAGACATCTGAGTGTAAAATGCCTTGAACGCATAAAACAGGTCTGTGAGTATCGGTGTTGCATTGCCGTCCTCAGGGATATCAATTTTCCCAGCCGCATTGAGTTCACGGTCCTCTTCGTCCCTAAAAGCGTCAGAAATCGCTGTTAAAAATATAATTTTGTTTGCCATTCTATCCATTTTATTTTCCTCCTGTTATTTTTTGTTATCAATTTTTTCTGAATCTCCCGCAGCCATCACACACGCAATAGCCGCAATTACCGTTATACCGATGATAAAACCTATTAGAAATCCGCCCAGAAACATCATTCCTCACCGCCTTTTATCGTTCTGAGCAGCTCCATAAGCATTGTCCTTCGGTCACCGTAATTCATTCTGCGTTCCTCAGCCTTCGCCTTTTCGATATCCGCCTTGCGGATTTCACGATTGCAGTTCGCAATCTCACTGTTTATAGCATCAGCAATGATTTTATTCTGCTTGACTGCCTCAGCCGCAGCCTGCAGCGCCTCTGCGTCCTGGTGGAATATTTCATCATCGCCGTCATCGGTAAAATGACCCTCAGCTTCGGTTTTCAAATCTTCAAGATGACTTATGATTTGATTTTCATTCATTTTTGCATATCCTCCTAATTTCAATTTAAATGCCATTTTTAGGCGCTTTGTGCTTTTACGTGAATTTCCCTACCAACATCAATAAAGCCTCATACAGCTCATTTCTGTGGGCTTGCCGTTGATTTGGTTGCACTCATAGCATTCAGCTTCTGCAAAACAGTCTTTTCGGTGACGTTTTCACTTCTTGCTGCAGATATCACAGCAAGCGCAGTCCTCAGTGCCTCGGTAACATCTTCGGGAAGTTTCAGCGGAGCCTTGCAGAGAGCTGCGCAAAGGCTCTCAGTCGCCTTGATAGCCTCCTGGTGCTTTCGGCACGCATCGACATAAAGAAATCGCTGCTTGATATCCTCGTTGTACTGAGACAGGAGGCGCTGCTTTTCGGCAGCAGCCTGCTCCAGACTTATGGCTTTGCTTTTAAACATCGCATATACGCCGCAAAGTCGTGCAAAATATCTGTACTCAGCCGCAGGAAACTCAGAGCAATCAATTACCTGACCCTTGCAGCCTGCATTATAGCAGTCGGTCTCCAGCTGCTTGAAAACAGCCGGATCGGAAAAACATTTCTTCAATTTACACCTCCGGTTTATTTTTGATTGCATGATTTACGATCAGTTCAAGGTCGAATGACGGCTGCTTGGAAGGCTGTGCCTTTGCGTCGTCTTCCTCTATCCACTTGACTATTGTGTTGTAGTGATTACGATACGGCTTCTTGCCGCTGGATTTTATGTATTCACTGATTTTATCAACGTACGCATTGACTATCGTGTCTCCGTATTTATCGCAAAGCGATTTGTATTGTTCCGTTGTCAGTCGTACGTTGTTGTGTGTGCCCCTTGCGGGCACCTTACTACTAACACTACTACGTAGTACAGTATCAGTATCAGTTACAGTATCAGTATCAGTTACAGTATCAGTATCAGTTACAGTATCAGTATCACTATCCATTTGTATTTTTTTGTATGCGTTTGTATCGTTTTGAATACATTTGTATTCATTTGTATTCAAATGTATATCTTCTTTGTCGCTGACAACAGGCTTTGAAGTGTTGTCGCTATCTTTTGCCCAGCGCTTTTTGATATTTTCAGCACGCTTCTGGCATACTTCGTTGTATCGCTGTAAATCGCCGTCAAGCTGATTGGCAATAAAGGAAAATGCCATTGCTGCCATACCATCGAGGGTAGGCAGCTCTTTTGTATTGACATATTCCAGAATAGCTTTAAACAGCTTGCCTGCATCTTCATCGGAAAGTATCTGCACCTGCCTGATGTACTCCGCATAAAGGATAAAGCTCTTCTTTTTCGGCATTCAGACCACCTCAGAACGGAAGATCGCTGTCGCTCACAACTTCCTCAAAGTCCGAAAGGTCGGCAGGAACGGGAGCAGGTGCAGCCGCTGCCGTATTGTTTCGCTGAGGAGGGGAAGAGCTTTTGTTTCCGCCGCTGTCACCGCCGAAATATGCGTGCTCCGCAAGCACCTCAGTGACATAATGCTTTACATCGGGGTAACGCTTGTCATCATAATTTCTCGTTCTGATAACGCCCTCAATGCCTATCATCTTTCCTTTACAAAAGTATCTGCATATAAACTCCGCAGCCTGTCTCCATGCTGTACAGCTTATGAAATCAGTCTGACGTTCTCCGTTCTGGTCTTTAAATCCTCTGTCAACAGCTATATTAAAGCTGCAGGAAGATATGCCGGACGCAGTCTGCCGCAGCTCAGGGTCTGATGTAAGACGTCCCATTAAACACACTCTATTCATGTTGCACCTCCTAAAATTTTGGCTATCATATAGCCTGTCATACGCTTGTCGCAGAATACGAAATCAACATCATACCGCTGACCAATGGTAAAGAGTATCTTGAAAAGCTGCTTCCCGCTGACCGCTTTGGGAGACGTCCTGAGGCGGGGATTTACCCACCCCTGAACATCTGCAAGTGTCTTGATATTGCTTCCGTGTTCGCAAAGAATAATGATCTTTATCCCATTTTCCCGCGCACGTTTAAGCTCATTGATGAACCTTTCGTGCTGCTGGCAGACATTACCGCATATTTCCTGTAAATTCTGCTTGCGGTCAATTACGACCCTCGGATTGTCGAGGCTCATATAATCGCCTACATAAAGCTTTGACGTATAATGCTGAATGCCTGTTTCATCAAAATAGCTCACTATCTGTTTAATGGCTCTGGATTTTTCTCTGGTATCAATCTGTATAGTCACTTTTAAACTCCTCCGAGGTCAGGACCTTGTCAAGCTGTTTAGTGAATTTACAGTAATCACAGTGTCCGCATCTGGTCGGTTCTTCCTTTTCAGACTTTATTGCCGCATATCTTCCGATGTTCGCCTTGACTATCTCCATCGCCGCATCAAGCTCAGCCTGATCCAGACTTATGACCTGTAAGTCGGTCTCCTTTTCCTTTGTGGCTGCAGCAAGGACAAAGGGGAGAGTTTCCCCTGTGTTCTGCCTTACTATCTCCTGATATACAGCGCCCTGAATGTCATAGCCCCATGCTTCATAAAAGCTGAGCCTGCCTCTGCCGTTTACATATATGGGAGAAAAGTCCTTTATGACCTTGAGGTCAACTATGGTCTTGTGCTCCCGATAGCTGTCAATTTTTATCTTGACAGGCACGCCTTCGATCTCGCCCACCATAATTTTCTGCTTTTCTCCGTCCATAGCCTTCATAAAAAAGCTGTCTCGTTCGATTCGGTTGATTATGTAATCCGCCTGATTATATTCAGCTTTCAACGCACCGTCACGCTTGAATATTTCGGGGTTCTTTGCCTTGAAAATATCAAGCGTGCCCTCGAAATGTGCATCGACATACGAGCCTACAAGAAGTGCGGTAGTCTTTTCGGGAGCATATTCACCGTGCAGCTCCGCAAGGGCTGCCGCCTCACATTTTTCAAAGCTTTTGAACTGAGACACGCCCATATATTTCAGATTGTTCTCCGGCGAAAAATAGTCGGTCTGAGTTATGCTGTGAGGTATCATAAATATGTTACCTCCATTTCCGAACTGTCGGTCGTTCTTGTGGCGATAAACTGCACACCCTTTTCCCTGCACTTGTTGTACAGCTTTTCACGGTTTTCCGCACTGAGCTTTTCAGCGCCGTCGATGAGAATTATCTGTAAATTGTTGGGCTTGCTCAGAGCAACGTCAACGCAAAGCTCAAGCTGTTCACCCTCTGAGAGGTTGGAAACGGGGAGACCGTGTATAAGGGGAATGCCGTTCTCCACCGTGAAGCCCTCAATGGGGATAGAAGCGGTTTCGAGTATCTTTCCGGGAAGACTGCGGGCAAGCTCTATCTTTGCTGTAAGCTTGTCCGAAGCGGCGGTAAGCTCCTTGACCTCTTCCTGCATATTCCTCATACGGTTGTACTCGTTGATATATTTTTTCATCTGCTCGGCGTGCGCCGCCTGCTCTTCCAGAGGAGCCGTTTCAACGGGAATTTTGTCCGCATATTCGTCAGCAACCTTGATATCGGAATCAAGCCTTGCCACATTTTCGTTATAACGGCTTTCCGCAATTGCTATCTTATCCGCAAGTATCCCGTCAAGGGAAGCAAGCTTGTTCTCATTGGCTGCGATCTCCGCTTTCATGCGTTCGATAGATTTCAAAATAGCTTCACGCTGGTTTGATATCGCCATCTTTTCGGCAGCTACAGCGGATTCCTTTTCGCCCTGAAAGCCCCTTATCTTGTTGGCATAACTGTCCTTGAACGCCTTTGCACGCTGAATACGGCTGTTGTGTTCCCTGGCGATGTTTATCTTCTTATACGCTTCCGCAAGGTCGAAATTCTCCCATTCCTCCGCATTGAAATGCTCGGGTATATCTTTGGCGATATCCTCGATGAACGCCTTCTGATTGCGGATATCACGGTTGATGTCCTGCCTGCGCTTAAAATAGTCCCCATTTTCGGACTGGATATCCGAAAGTACCTGCAGTATGTTCTGGCTGTAATCAATGCCCTGCGGTATCTCACCGAACTGCTGATTTATCCAGTTAAGGTCCCAGGGAAATTCGATGAGGTCAAGAATGGCCCTGTTCTGCTCCTTTTTGGTCATCTGGGTAAAAGCTACAGGGTCAAGCTGCAAGGGCGTAAAGAGCTGCTTAAGAAAGTTTTCGGGAGAAGATACTTCCTTGCCGCAGTCCTTTACGGATTTATAATCAGCCTGCTCGGTGCGCTTCTTACGATTGATGTAAATACCTGTGTCAGTCTCAACAATGATCTCGCCCTCCTTTTCGCCCTTGTGGATAACATAATCACGGGAGCTTCCATTGGTAAGAGCATATCTGATAGAATCTATTACCGATGTCTTACCTGTACCGTTTGTACCTGTGATCTCGACAGATCTGCCGTCAAGCTCGGTCTCGGTGATGCCGAAAAGGTTCTTTATTTTTATCTTGGTAGCCTTCATTTTTCATATCCTCCGTTACAGTTCAATTCTTTCAACGGGCTGAATGTCCTCAGCCTCGCCCTCAACGTGTACGCCCATAAGGACTTCGGGGCAATAGACCCTCGCAAAGAATGACGATGCCCTGTATGCAAGCATAAGCTCGGGCATATTCGTCCATTTTGGATTTTTACCGAGCCACCCCTCAGCCCTCGCCATTTTCAGCGTGACCTCGGGACCTTCCACTCTGTCACCCGTGTCAGCCCATACAGCCGACAGATAACAGCCTCGGTCATCGGTGCCCTTTGTGCCGATATATACAGGTCGGACGCTGCCCGGCTTGAATTTGCCGCAGCCTTCAATGAGAGCCTTGCAAGCCTGCCCGCTCCATGAGGGCTTTCCTTTGACCACATAAAGGTTTTGCATGACCATCATTGGAGATACACCCATTCTGTCAGCCATATCTACAGCGATGGCGCAGTCGGCAGGCTTGTTTTTGTAGTTATCGGGTATTATATCCGCTGTAGAGATTACCTTTGCGAGCTTATATGCTCTTGAAAAATCAGCAACTATATTTGTGGAAGGCTGCTGCACAATTTCCGATATTGCGGCGCTGCTCTGAGCAGGAGCCTGTATTATGTCGTTTGTTTCCATTTTTATTCCTCCTCAAAAAGTGACATTTGTTCGTTGGTTTGGGGGATATCCTGCCATTTAACACCTATGTAGTCAAGGACACGCCCCCAGCCGTATTTTTGACCATTGCTGTCAGTGCAGCATTCATACATCCAGTAGTGCCATTCCTTGGGATTATCTTCCCGAAGTCTGTCGAACCTGTGAGGTCTCTGTTCCATATGGATCCCGAAGCCGCACATCGAACAGCCTGTCCTTTGCGCCCTCGTGGTGTACAGTGTGCCGTCATCTTTGCACTTTATCTCGCCGTATGCTCGGGGAATAGGGACGTTAAGATCAATGGCAAGCTGTAAAAGGTCTTGACGGGAAAATATTGCAAATGGGCAGGAACGAACGGTATTCTTACCGTAATAATTACAGCCGTTTTTCATCAGTCCCATTTCCCTCTGTCCGCCCTCGGAAGCCATAAGTCCAAGATATGGGTAACTGTTGTGCTCTTTCGCCCAATCGTCTGCGGGCTTTTCTTTCATATAGTAGCAGCATCTTGATGATACTTTAAATTCGGGCGGCTTTGTGAAAGCCAGGTCAGGACGGTGTTCACGGTAATTATATCCGAACAGCCTGATCCATTTTTCGGGTAGCTTGATTTTATCGCTATGCTTAAAATGTCCCTGCTCTCCCATATCTCCCGTCATGATAGCATGAATAAATGTCTGCTTTTCACTATCCGAGGAAAGAAGATAGTTTATTTTGTTTGCCTTCGCCTTTGAAATAACTGGAAATCCTAAATCCTGAAGAACTTTAGACTTGGACATATACGGCTTTATTGGAATAACTCCCAGCTGCTTGTGTATTTCCTGATTGCCCTTATCTTCAAGAATTGATACGGATATCGCAGGAACATCAATGCCGATAGAACGGAGAAAGCAAAGAAGCGTTATACTGTCCAAGCCTCCGACAGATACGTGGCAGTTTGCGTTATATTCGCCCGTAATAGTGTTATAGAAATCTTTTGCCATTTTAGCGGCATGGGAAATCTTGCCTTCGTAAGGTAGTTGCTGATATTGTTGGAATGTCTTGATATCCACTTGACAAATCCTCCTAAATGCCTTATAATAAGGCTGTCTTATTTATCTTTTTGCCGTGTACGGTTGCTGCCGTCACGGCTTTTTCTTTACCCCTGCACAGGGCAAGCCACAAACTCTACCCTGTCCGGAATGCGCCCTGTAAGCGTCATTGCAATCGCATTGGCAGTAGGTTCAAGCCCCTCAATGCTGTACGCCTGTGTGCGGAATTTGATGACCTTGTTGCCAAAAAAGCACTTGGCTATGTACATCTTCATTCTGCATCTGCCTCCTTCTGAATTTTTGTCCCCTGTTCCATCGCTTTGATGAGCCTTGCGATAGTGTCGGCAAGGGCATCAGCAGAAGGCTCCTGCTTGATGTTTACGGGTCTTGTGTTTGCTGTCTGCTTAGTCATATTATCACCTTATAGCCTTTCTTTGTCTTAGCGAAGATGTTGACCTGACATTCGCCGTCAGTATCTTCTGCACGCTCCTTTGCCGCAGCTCTGGCTTCGTCAAACGTATCATACGTTCCGATGATGTCTTCAAAGCCGTCAAATGTGTCGATTACTTTGTACATCTTTTTTACCTCCTTGACAACCCACCTCTTACGCTGTATAATGATGACAATTTACAGTGAAGGGGGGGATATAAATGAGTTTCTGTCCTTTTATGAGTAATGGTAAGGACATAAAAAATTGGTGTGGCTGTATAACCTCTTGTGAGCTTCGTATTAACAATAGTTGCGCATTGAAGATATTGGCTCAAAAGGCGTTATTTGATGCCAAGCATCAAAAGTCACAGATTGAAGAGAGCAAGCAGAGCGTTGCAGATGGCAGCCGTTAATCTGTCAAGCCCCTCAGCTGTATGCTCCCTTTTCGCCTCCTCTGAGAGCATTTTTATATGTTCCCAGAGGAGATTTTTTGCTTCCGTGGCTGTAAAGTTAGATTTGTTCTCCATTTTCTCACTTCCCTTCATTTTTGTCTGTCCTAATTTTCGCCCAAATGCGGTGCTATACTGATATAGAAAGGATTTCGTTGATAGCTGAAACAACCTTACCGCTTGTTATATCCCCCACAAGAATTTTGTACAGGTTGGAACTGTCAACATAGATGCCGGGATATCGGCGTTTGATTTCAGATATTAGCCATTCCTGCCTTCGATTTTGCTCCATAAGAGCAAGCTTGACCTTTTTACCGTAATTGCATAATGGCTTTTTGTATTCTGACAAATTAACACCTCCCATATTGTAAAATATCACGATTGACAGTTACGGAAAAATGTAATATAATATAGTTGCAAGATATTATTTTTACGTTCTGCCGTAACTGTGATTTTATTATATTACGTTTAGGCGTAAATGTCAATAGTAAAATTACGGATTGGCATAACTTTGTCAGTGTGTATAAAAGCAGGTGCATATTTATGTCTAAATTGTATGAAACTATCGAACAACTTTGCAAAAACAAAGGCGTTAATATAACGAAAATGTGTAAAGATGCAGGAGTGAGCAGGGGATCGTTAACAGACCTCAAAATGGAAAGGTCAGCAGAATTGAGTACAAGCTCGATGAGTAAACTTGCAGAATATTTTGGCGTATCAACAGATTACCTTCTTGGCAAAGACGCTAATAGCGTAAAAGCCTATGATGAGCACGGGGAGCCTCTATTTATAGATGACGAAGTCAGAGAAATAGTTGACAGCCTCCGCACCCGCCCAGAAATGAAAATCCTCTTTAGTGCCAGCAAAAAAGCAACTAAAGAGGATATATTGAAAACTGTAAAAATCATTGAAGCTTTAAGGAATGGTGAGAATGATTGATTACATAATCAGGTACATAGATCTGCCGTACACCATTAAAGGCGTGACAGTAATGGACTCTGACGGATTTTATAATGTTTACATAAATTCTCACCTGTCGTGGGAAGAACAGAAAAAGGCAGTCAAACATGAACTGGAACATATACGCCGAGATGACTTCGATAATATTTGTGCATCGCTTGAAGAAGTCGAGGCTATGTAAAATATAACAATACTAACTAAGGACGTGATTTTATGGGACTTAAGTTCAGAAAAAGCGTAAAATTGGGCTGTGGCGTTAGAATAAATTTTAGTAGTTCAGGCATAGGCTATAGTATTGGAACAAAGGGCTTTAGAACAACCATAAGCCCTCACAGACGAGTTACAAGCAGAATAACCATACCAGGCACGGGTCTTTATTATACTTTAGGCAGCAAGGGGCGAAAAGGCGGCGGAAGGCCGTCCCATGCGTCACAACCATCGCCAGAAACCGAAAACATTCAAATAGGGCTTGGCGTTACATCAAATACCACAAGTGCAGATATAACTAATTTTCAGCCAGCTGAATATGATGATTTATTAAAACGTCTTAAAATCGCCTATTACTCGCAGATGCTCGCCATTATTTTGGCTATCTTCGGTCCCTGTATATCCGTGGGGTTATATGACCGATTTTCTTTTTCCCCCGTTATAATGTACATATCTATCGCTGCTTTTTTAGCGGTGTCTATTGCAATCCTGCTTCTCGCTGTTGTTGATATGGATTATAATCTCGATGCCGAATCCAGCGAAAATTATAATAACTATTGTGCATCATGGGATTTTGTAAATACAAGCAGAGGGAAATGGCAGCAAATTACATCAACAGCTGTAACAGATAGAAAATATCACTCAGGCGCAAATACTGTTGTAAATTTAAAACCATTGACAATGACACGTAGATGTCCTCGCTTTATGCGCACAAACATCGATATATGTTGTATAAATATGTTTTCAGAAAAACTGGTCTTTCTTCCTGATAAACTACTGATTATACGCAGCGGAAAAATAGGTGCTGTAAACTATGATGATATAAAAATATCGTATTCCAAGCGTAACATCACTGGTGCACAAGTTTGCTCCGACTCTGAGATAGTAGGATATACATGGAAATATGTAAATCGCAATGGCAGTCCAGACAAACGATTTAAGGATAATAAAAAACTTAATATCTGCAAATGCGGAGAAATAACATTAACGTCAGCTTCTGGCTTAAATGTCATCATAGTATTATCAAATAATAAGGTAATCGATGATTTAATGAAATAAAAAATCCCCCGAACCATACGGAACGGGGAGAGAGGAGGAAAAATGGGAGAAATATCATATAAAAATTACTATGTGGCTGCAATTGATATTCTGGGTTTTTCTCAATATGTCCGCAGCAACTCTTTTAGCTATGTTAAAGACATATTTACAGATATACCCAGGTTTACAGCTCTTGTTATAGATAATCCTAATAATGATTTCACTCAAGAAATGCTCGATAGCGTTACTTTGAACGTTATATCAGATACGATTGTGATAGCGGTTCCTGAGGAGACTTACAGATCACTTGAAATATTGGTTCTTATTGTTGATACTGTGGTTTTTAACCTTTACAGAGAATATAGATTACCCTGCCGTGGCGGAATTGCATATGGTGAATTTTATTCTGACGGTAACATTGCATTTGGCAGAGCTTTTGTAGATGCTCACGAATTAGAGTGCTTGTTGGCAGTTACACCCCGTATAATCTTCCCAAGAAGTGTATATGATACATATGCTGCAAGTGTTGGAGAAAAGGAACTTTTATATCTAAGTGATATTATGATACTTGAAGCAGATGAGGAACTGTTTCTCGCAAACTACTTTGGATTTGCTATGATACGATGTGCTTGTGATGTTGAATTAAACCGTATGAGCCGAGAAGATGCAGAATCACTTTTTGAAACAATTTGCAGAGAAATAGAACACGAACTCTGTGTCCGCACTGACAAAAGAGTTCGTGATAAATACATATATCTTAGGGATTATTATAATGCACAGCTTGATATTTTAAGAGATGAAGCTGAAAAAAGTAAAATTTCTATTCCTTTTAGAATCAGAAAAGTGTTTGGAAGAGATAGAGCACGGGTCAATCAGACCTTGCAATAGCACGCAGACCTTTTTCTTTATTGACTGTAATATTGACAGAAAAAGATTTTGGCAAATCATTAAGTTCTGTCTTAAGGGCATCGACAGCTTGATTTAATTCATCGTTATCAAGCTTTTGAGCTGTTTTGCAAAGTAAATTCATTGATTTTGATAAGTTTTCAAGCAAAAAAGAAGATATTTCATAATGTTCAGTCATATAAAACACCCTTTCAAATTTATAATAGCGAGATATGTGTATATTTATATTATACCATATATTTTATTACATATCAAGAGATAAATAAAAAAAAACGCCCCAAAAGATGCTGGAACATCTCTCGGAGCGCAGGAGAATGTGGTACATTCACCATTCTTTCAATGTGAATTATACCATATCCTCCTCCAAATGTCAAGGAGTGATAACAAATATATGAAAACCGCCGTAATATACGCCCGGTATTCGTCCGACAAGCAAACGGAGCAGTCCATCGAGGGACAGCTTTATGACTGCTACAATTACGCCAAGCAGCACGGCATAACAGTCGTGCAGGAATACATAGACCGAGCCATGACAGGCAAAAACGATGATCGTCCCGCTTTTCAGCAGATGCTTCATGAAAGCGCCATGCACAAGTGGGATAGTGTTATTGTGTGGAAACTTGACCGCTTCGCACGCAACACTATAGACAGCGCCGTAAACCGTCAGATTTTAGCTAAAAACGGCGTGAAGCTGCTGTCCGTCATGGAGAGCTTCGGGGACGATGCCAGCGGTCAGATGATGACCCATATCATTGAAGCAATAAACGAATACTACAGCGCCGATCTTCGGGAAAAGACCGTCAGAGGAATGCACCAGAGCGCGCTTAAATGTCAGAGCACAGGCGGGCAAATTCCTATTGGCTATAAGATAGAGGACAAGAAGTATGCGATAGATGAAGCCACACGATTTATCCCGGAGACTGTTTTCAGAATGTATGCAGAGGGAAAGAGACTGGCAGAAATAGCCCGATATCTGAATGAAAAGGGCTATCGGACCCGCATGGGCAGGAAATTTACCACAGGAAGCTTTTACACAATGCTCAGCAACGAAAAATACATAGGCGTGTATAAATACGGAGACGTCCGTATTGAAGGAGGATATGAAGCTATGATTGACCCTGTTTTATTTGATGCAGTTCAGAAAAAGCTTGTTGAAAACAAGAAGCGTGCGCCGAAGATTTCCGAGCGTGAGAATTTTTATCTCACAGGCAAGCTGTTTTGCGGTCATTGCGGCGAACCGATGAACGGCATGAGCGGCAACAGCACCAAAGGAAAGCATTTATATTACCGCTGCAACGGAGTGCGCAAGCATACAGGCTGTGATAAGCGCACCGAGCGGAAGGAAGAACTTGAAAATGAGATCATTGGAGCAATTCAGAGAGCCTTTGCCAATGCTGACCCCGAAGAGCTCACAATAAAAGTGATTGAGAATTATGAAAAGAACTCTCGTCCTGCCGATCAGGTGAAGGTAATGAAAGCCGAGCTGCAGAAAATTACAAATAAGGTTGATAACGTTGTCAATGCCATTGCCGAAATGGGCGGCAACGAAACATTATACACTCAGCTCCGACAGCTCACCGAGCAGAAGGAGCAGAAAGAGACCGAGATCCGTATAGCAGAACACAAAGCCGATGATATGCCCACGGTTGAACTTGTAAAGAAAATACTTGACCTTATTCAGAACGCCGATACAATGACCGACGAGGGCAGGCAGATTCTTATCGACGGAGCTGTCAGCCGCATATATGTGTACGATGACAGCCTGGATATCTATTTCAAGGGTGGCAAGAACACAGAAATCCCACTAAATCCCGCAAATAAAGATGATGTATCAGATAATTCGTTCGCCTGCTGCAAGGAATGGGGAGCCAAAGTAGTTTTAACTTGAACCTATTGAAAGGCAAAGAGAGTAATGTTTGCACATATCTCTTGCTTCTCAATAGGTCAATTTTTTTTATTGACCTATTGAGAATTAACAATTTTTTATGCGAGAAGTGAAGGCTTCCGTATGCTTACAGGAATGTAAGTGTACGGAAGCCTTTTTTGTTGCCCGAAAAAGGAAGGAGAAGCACATGGCAGATTATTCTATACCGGAGCTTTTGAAGCTGATCGAAGCGGATACCATATACATTCCCAAGAGCGTTGCTCGGCGTGATGATATTTATGGTGCAAGCAAGACATTGTTCGGCGTTGTATTCACCGATTGCGTTGATGATCTCAGGGCATACGGAAGTGATATCGACGGAGAAACAGTCGGTAAAATGATGAAAGCGTATGTTATGGATATGACTATTCCCGATATACAGTGCGAATGCCTGTGTTCACCGTCGATGGCTTCGGCTGCAAGAAGTGAAACTGTCATGCTCATCAATAAGACTGACCTTTCGGAATGCTTGCGGGAAAGACAGGTGATATGCAAAATCTCATAACATCATTACTGGAAGTTCTGAATCCCACCAATACGGTTTCAAGGAACAGGCTGCTCTCGTTTGCTATTGGCAATGCAGAAGCGGAGATATATAACTGCCTTATCGCTAAACACGTCTATTACAATAACCTCGGAAAACTTACAGAGGGCGGCTGGTTCTATTCGACCGTAAAGGATCTTCATCTTAGCAGCGGTTATGCGGAAGACGCACAGAAAACCGCCATACGACACCTCATCAAGCACGGCCTTATTGAATCGGAGCTTAAAGGCTTGCCTGCCAAAAGATATTTCAGGATAATTCCCGATGCGGATAAGCTTGCATCTCTGTTGAGGTCGGGTGAAGAAGCTCAGGAAGCCATTGCAATGAAATATGATGAAGAGCTTGAAAAGAGAAAGAAGCGCAGATACAACAGAAAGCATCGTCTTATAGAGGTAACAGCTTTTGATTCCGTTCAAAGCGTTCCCGACGATGAAAAGTCCAAGGCTGTAACGAACCTGAATTCCGTTTCAGGCGTTGATGATACCGATTCCGCTCGGTTCATCGGTAACAGTAGTGATAATTCTGTTAGCAGCGCTTTTTCTACTGAAAAAGCTTGTTCCGCTGACTATGGGGGAACAAGGTCAGGCGAAGCACGGGGTAAAACTAAAGATAAAAAAAATCAAAGTAATTGTTTTTTTGATCCTTCATTCTCTCCGCATGCGTGCGATGAAAAAATTTTGAATGACGGAATGAAAACGGAAAGCAAATTATCTTTTCTTGAAATTCTCTCGGCTATGGGGCTTGACCTTGATGACTGTCATTACATTTACACCCGTGACCCGACTTCTGAGAGAGACTTAGTGTTTGTTGACGAGGAAGAACGCAGGACGAAAACTCTTCATATTCCCGAATCATTACGAAGTGACAGCGGCTATGTTCTTACGGCTTTGCAGTATCTTTCGGCATACAGCAATTATGCCTTTGACGATGATATGAAGCCGATGCCGAACAAGAATTTCATAGACATAACGTTGAAAATGCTGACTGAGTTTATTATGGCAGACAGTTTCAGGTTCAACAGGCAGATCGTTCGTTACACGGAAGTGCTTGATACTCTGAACAGTCTTATCCGTGAAAATTCGCTTTATGATTTCATTCTCAGCTTTCAGTACGAATGGGAAAAGATACTGAGAGAAAAAACGGAAAGCAGCATTCGCAACAAGGCTGCATACATGAGGGTTTGCTTATGGGACTGGTTGAAACGGTGGAAGATCGAGGAGTACAATCAGCTTGTGGGATTGGTTTGAGGTGGAGAGTATGATTGAACTTTTTATTGTTGCATTGGTTTTGGAGATTTGCAGGCAGGTGACTTTGTGCAAACTTTATGGCAGAAAAAATCACAGCACCCGTTAAAGTGCTGTGAGTATTAACTGCTCGATAAATTGGAATTTATCCAATTCGTTTTAAGACTCTTCCTTCCCAAGCCGCTCGAACTACGACAAATTCATGATTTGGATATTGCTCAATTTCATAGATTGTCCGGACCTTATCCTTTTTTTACAAACTATTCTCCAATTCTGCATGTTTTCCAACATGAACGAAATAATCCTTAAGCATTTCCACTATGGTTGTCTTACCGCAGTTATCTAATCCCTCAAATACAATCAACATTGTTTTTCACTCTCTGTAGATAGGACATTTTCGTAAATCCACTTAATGTCCTCAATAGATTTACCTATATTAGCACGTCCGTTTCCGACAGGATAAAAGACTGGAAAACACTTAAAAGCCTTACCACCAATATCTTTGGCAAATTGTTTCTTTCTGCACTGAGAAACAGATATGTTCTGGTTTAGGAAAACAGTACTCACTTGATTCCCGAAAAGCACAATTACTTTTGGTGCTATTATTTCAATTTCCCTTTCAAGCAACGCTAAGTACTCAAAATATATTTTGTTAGATATCAATGTCGCGTCCGTCTGGGTACATTTTCCTAAATTTGTTAAAAAAATTTTATTTCTAGTTATCTCCGAATATACCTGATTTGCAAATTCTGGTGTCCAATCCTTTGGCTTTCGTTTCTTTATTTCCTTATAAATTCCTTCATCAAATTTTCCAATAGCGACAAATAAATCCCAAATATTCTTAGTACCGATCCATGGTGCCCGTATGCCTGCCCAGTCAGGATATGAGGCTATATTTTTCCCTGTTGGATTCATAAAAACAAAACATATGTCGGGCTTTTCATTACATCCGCCATAAAAAATTGATTTTAAGTTCGGGTCTCCATATTTGAGCTGCATTTCATCATATTTCTTATTTAGTTCAGTTAAATTCATTTTATCACCACGCTGGGGCGGCACCCAGCACAAAGGTAAATGAAAAAGCTGCCGCAGAATTTGCCCTTTCATAAACCTGTGCTAGTATCCTGCCCCACAGGGGATAGGCACACGCTTTTTCCTTTTTTCCATAAGCCCATTATTGAGAAAGCTAGGTGGACACAAATGCTGCACTTATAATCTGCTGTACATAGACTAGAATCTCTTATTATGAAAGCAATAATTATTAAAATGATAATTGATAGTGTTATAGATATTGCAACAATTGCTTTCTTCTTTCTCGACATCTTTGTTTCTCCACAAATTCCGATTTGTCGAGCAGCTTATGCCCGTTAAATAGATTATACCACACTCAACACAAAGATTCAAGAAATATTTCCGCAGAAAGGCAGGTGATTATTTGAAGAACAAAAGCTTAGAGAAGATAGAAAAATCAACAAAAAACTTTCCGAGTGCATCAGAGGCGGCAGCAGTTCTGGGCATCTCACCGTCAACGCTCAGAAAAAGAGCAGATGAATATTCGGAATTGTTTCCGATACAAAGGGTGGGAAAGATATACAGAATACCCACAGCCCCGTTCATTGCATACGTCAGAACAGGAAAATCTTTTAAGTAGGAGTGATGCTTTATGACTAAGCGAGTCAGGGATTCCCCCTTGTTGAAAAAATGTGAAAAAGCATGATTTTGGTGCCGAAAGGTCAGATGCAGGAATTTGAAAATACGGGGGAGTTGGAAGATAGCAAGCGTAGAAAAAGGATCCACTTTTTCGGGGCGGATATCGCAGTATCCGCATTTCAGGGGAATTACCCCTATGACCCCAACAACAGAAAGTACAAATAATACTAAGAACCAATTAAAAACTGTACAAAAAATCGAGCATAATCTTGCATATATGGATTATGCGAAGATTTTTTGTCTACAGTTTTATTGGTTATTAGAGCGTATCTGAAAACTCAAAAGAGTTGTATCATTTAGACAAAAGCCAAATGGAAGCGACGTGTACGAAAGCAAGAAACGATGAAGCAAGCTTATCATAACGAGTAGCAACTCTG